CAAACCCGAATATTGTAGTCGTTGGCAAAACAATCCCCATTTGCGTGTCGATTTTGATAAGCTTGGAACAAAGAATTTTTTAGATCCCACTATCCGTAGGTATCAAGTATGTACTCTTGCAGCTGATACTAAAGGTGCGTGGAGAGAAGTTCCTTATGACAAGTTTCCAGAACTTGGTTCACAATGTCCCATTTCTAGGCAAAAATTTTTGGAGTTTGACGAAGTGTGCAAGATATTAATTTCTATTCATAAACAAAATAGAGATTATTATTATTACTCATTAGAAAATGCCCCGAAGGAAGATTCTGTTAACTGGATGAAAAAACTTACGTGTCCAGAAGTTCAAGCTGCTATTGATGCCCAGGAAAAGATCATTAATGAGAAAGAAGGAGAGAGTGTTATTGTACTTGGTATGGCTGATACTGCTCGTTTACATTTTTTGAATCTTATGCGTAATCCTAAATTAGCTACTAATCCTATTGATGAAACTAACCCTTTGTTAGTGGCAATCAATAAAATGTTTAGAGAAGGCTTAGCCCCCCCTGGTATGGATGCCCCATTATTTAAAAGAGTCGCTGATAGTGCTATGAAAAACTTAAGCACTGTCATTGAATCTTTGAAGAGCAATGATCCATCTGTCTTATTGCGTAGAGTTGTAGGAGATGTTGAGAACAAAGTTGTAGGAAAACTTGGAAGAGTTGTAAATATGCATATGTTTAATGCTAGAAAACCTACCCTGGATCGTTCTGAAGCTAATAGAGCTATTGCTAACGTTGTTAATGGTTCTGACGAATATAGTTTGTGGATTAAGAAAGATGATGTGGCTCATGAAATAACCCCTGCATTTCGGACTTTTGTTCGGAATTATCAGCTTATTTTGTGGGCGAAGGTCGTGCTTAATATCATACCCCATATTGTTTCCGCTGTTGCCGCATACTATGTTGTTAAGAACGTGTCGCGTAGAATATATGAACGTAGTGGTAAGTGTGAGTATTGTGGTCATCGTCGTTGTCAGTGTGAAAGCTCTAGCGAGTCCTCTTCTTCAAGTGAATCCGAGTCGGAAGACGAGGAAGTACTTGTAGAGGATGATGAAGCTGGAGTTTGGAAGATGCATTCAAATGAAAAAACTCATATGAAACATCGTAGGAAGCAGAAAAAAGAAAAGAAAACTTATAAAGCTATGCGAAAAACCAAACATGTAAACTCTTCTTTAAAGAGAATGCATATTGGTTTTAATGAACATGCTCGTAAGGATTTAAAACTTATTTCTGCTAATTGTGGTCTCGTTGAGGTTACTGGAAATATGGAATACAAACCATTCCATTACACTGCCCAATGTTTCTTTGTGGATAATAGACACGTTATTTTTTCATATCATGTCTATAGGTTAACACAGGATTGTAAAAATTCTGAAGTTAATTTAATTCACAACGGAACTGTCTATCCCCTTGATTGTAAATCTCGTTCTGCAATTGATAATCTTTTAGATTTTGTTATGTTTGAAACCCCTCAATTGCCGAATATTCGTTCTGTTAAAGCCCGTTTTGCTACCTCCTCATTTATTGAGTCTATGGGTCCAATTGGAGTTGCCAGACTTTCTTTGGATTGTTCTGGTAATGATATAGATCGTACCACTCATACTGGTCGATTTACTAAGAAGATCATGGACTATAGTCTTGATGATGAGAATGAAATTGCCGAAGGATTTATTTATAGTTCTGTTGCAAATGAAGGAGAGTCTGGTGCTGTTGTTTGTTCGTATGAGAAAGGTCCTTATATTATAGGATTTCATCTTGCTGGAGAAGAAGAAGGTGCCCGTTTGTCTTTTAGTAGTTTCGTTTCGCGTGAAACTATTGATCTCGCATTTCGTGTTATTGAAAAGAAACCAGTTTATGTACAAGTTTTAGAATATCCATCTATTCAAACTTATATACCATCTGGTCCAGTTCATTATCACTGTCGGAAAAATATTGTCCCACACGCCTTTAAGGTTAATTGTCCCGAAGAGGTTATAACTATTGAAGAAGAATTGATTGATGAGCGCATTCCTGTGCCCACAAATGATTCTATTTTGAAAGTTGTAGCAACTGTCCCTGTTAGTGAAGGAACCTATACCCCTACTAAATCAGAATTTGTTGTTAGTCCTCTTGGAGGCTGGGAAGAGCTTACGCTCAAACCGGCCCCCATGAGACCTATCTATGAAGGCAAAGGTGCAGATAGATTTTTGAAAATCAATCCTGCACGTGTTGCTGCTCATAAATATGGACTTAAACATAAAGATTTCGATGAAGTAAAACTTACTGAGGCTGCAGATGCTATAGTCTCAAGACTAGCATCATATAAAACTCAGTATACCGGAATGACCCCCTTAACGTTAGACGAAGCTATCAATGGAATTGTAGGTGATAATTATATCACCCCTCTTCAACGTAATACATCGGTTGGATATCCACATGTTCTTCATCCCATTTATAAACAACGTAAGAATTGTTTTATAGAAGTAGAAGATGGTAGATTGAAACCGACGCCTTATATTGAAGAGTATCTCAATTTAGTTGAAAGAAAATGTCGAAAAGGAGAACCCTATAAGTTTGCCTGGATGGATTTCCTGAAGGATGAACTTATTGATGCTAAGAAAGCTGAGTCTGGAAAAGTTAGAATAATTCAAGGTGCTCCCTTGGAATATCTTATCAAATTCAGACAACGTTTTCTCCCCTTTGCTGCTCACATCATGTCTAATCATACGATGGGAGAATGTGCCGTTGGAATCAACGTTCACTCTTTCTCTTGGTCTTTGCTGTTTAAACGGCTTAGGTCAAAAGGAAGTAGGTGGATTGCTGGTGACTTCGGTGCATTTGACAAGCGTATTACCCAACAAATGCTGTGGAAGGTAAAATATATATCTGATAAGTGGGATGAGTCTCGTTCTCACCTCTTTAAAGGTCATATTTCACCTGAAGCAAAGATTACTATGGAGAAATCTTATAGTAATGCCCTATGGCATTCTATATGCCATCATTTTCACATTCATGGAAGAACAATTTTTGAACTGGAGCATGGAAATCCTTCTGGGAATCCATTAACTGCAGTTCTTAATTCTGTTATTCTTTTGTTATACATGATTATGGCCTTTATGGCACTCACTGGCTTATCAGCCACTGAGTTTTTTAATTATGTAGAACATTCTGGATATGGAGATGATCATTTAGATGCCCCCGCCCGTGCAATTCAAGAAAAATTCAACATGATTACTCTTTCAGAGTATTTTGCTGGATTTGGCATTGAATATACACATCCTGTTACAAAAGAAAAACCAACCGTTCCTTTCTTTGATTGTACCGAAGCAGTTTATCTGTGTCGGAAATTTGAAGAAAGAGATGGTTGGGTTTTTGCCCCTCGTAACATAGACGATATTAGATCAGGCCTATGTTATATGCGAAAATCGAACAATCCCCAACAAATGTTCGAGTCTCAGCTGATCTCTGCGTGTTTGGATATGTGGCACCATGGTAAAGAAAAATACGACCAATTTATTTGGGAAGTATTCGATTACCTAAGTGAAATTCACTACCCTGCACCAAACCTGCCCACTTTTACTTCTTTGGACAGACATCACCGCGCTAGCAAATTGTATCGATTAAAAGATGCTGGTTCCTCAGCCTTTTTAGATATGGAACCCAGTAGTAATCCTACTGTAAAGATGCATATGCAAAAACGTGGTTTTTATGTTCAAGGAGACTTAGGAGATATCTTTGCGACTGGATTGAACGGTTTACAGCAAACGCTGAACTCAATAGATCAAACTCTCAAAGGAACTCTTGATGTGAAAGTATCGGATTTGACTTCTGTTGCTATTTCTAATTTTCCCGCCACCCAAGCTGTTACTTTACCGTACAGCTTGCAAGCTCCCCTGCCTACTGCAGGTGTTGTATGGGATGAAACGAGGGCAGGCTGGATCTATCCCACTGGTGTAACAACCTTTTATGATGGAACCAACCCTCGTGGCAATCCTAATATTTTAATTTCTAACACCGACAGTAATCCTGGTTTTGTGGCCCCTATGGTGTGGGATGGAAGTAATAATCAGTATAATTTGCTCTTAGGACAAAATTTAGTATCTAATAAATCTATTCTCAAGACAAATGTTACTGGAACTGTAGACACCATTGTTAATAACGATGTGCCTGTCCCAACTGTTCCTATGTTTGCTGATGTCTATCGAATAAATCCCGCTGGATATTACTTCCCTTATTCTGCACCACTGGATTCAAATCCAGCGTCCGCTAAATTTGCTGTACCCATAAGTGTCCCAACGCAACCTGCAAAAGAAGATGTTCTCAATTCTACAATTGATAATATCAAGTATTCTGCTAATCCCTATGTAAGTACTGTAAATGTAAATTCCCCCCTC